TCCAAGCCTAAATCGACTATAGAGCAGTTGGTTGATAAAGTCTGCGGTTATAATGAAGTAGAAGAAGTGAAAAAGGAAGTTATAACCCTTTTGGAACAGATTATTGAAAGCAAAAAGGCTATCGGTGCGGATTATTCGGGCGATAGCAAGTTCCTTGATAAATTGAACAAAGAAGCATCTGCATGATTTCATGTTATTACAATCAGCTTGTTAAACCTTGTTTAATAAGCTGATAATCAGATATTTAAATTTTAATATATCGCTATAAATCAGTATCTTTACAATACTAAAAGAAATAATAATACCAATAATTAAAAGATACACGATTATGAAAACAATGGCTTTTTATGTAAATGGTGACGAAATGGTACAAGTTAATTTTGAATCATCTAAAACAGAATGCTTGTTACTTATTATCAATAGACTGTGTAGATATGCTGCACGCTTCGGATATAATGTTCAAATAGAAATTAGAAACTGATTATGAAAGCAGATTTAGTTTTAGTTATCAGCCCCGAAGCCCCACTGATGAAGCAATTGGGCAAAGTATTGGGTAAGTTATGTAGTATGTGCGATTTTACCACCATAGAGAGGGGTGAAAAGTACATCACCATACAGCATGATGAAACAGGGCTTGTAGTGGCTTATACGAGTGAAGAAAGATTGAATGTGAAACATTAAATATAGATTAGAAATGAAGAAGATTAAAGATTTAACAATCAAGGTAACTTATAGAGTTGGACTTAGTGATGTTGAAGTCCCTGACAAAGTTTATGATGAATTAGCTAAAGCTTATGATGAAGGTGGGTATGTACCTGAATGGGATGATGAGCTTGAAAATGCAAATGAATGGTTATTAGATAATATCCGACAAGAAGATGCAATGGATTGGGAGTTTGAGATTGACGATTTTCAAGATGAATAATTCAAAACTAAATAGTAATGAACGAAAATTTTCTGAAATTGGCATATCAGTCGCTCAAACGCCAATTTAACGGTATCAGTAAAAATAGTTGGATATGGGTTGATTTCTTTGAAGATGAAAAAGTGGGATTTGACTACTTCAAAGAACAAATTGAACGGGACGAAGATTTCGCCTGCCTGCAAGACGAGACATATTACTTGGGCGAGGATTTAGACGAGTTAGCTTATGATGTCGCTTGTGAAATTGCCTCAAAATTAAGAGGTAATGATTTTTTAAACCAATGTGAACAATGTATGTTAAGTAATAGCTTATGAACTCAATAAACAACAAAAGAGGTTGCAGCGTATGCCAGCCCGGCAAAGAGAATTACACTACCTACAACACCAGGTTGAGAGGTAAAAGAGTGAGAATGTACCAGTACGATTACCGTACTGAAAGTGGTGAACTCTTTGCTTGTTGTGCGCCTACCTTAGAGGCGTGTAGAGAAAGACGGGATAAATGGCTTAGTTCACGACAATAAGCCAATTGTCGTGTATAACGATTGAAGATATTTCGTTATCTTTGGTTGTGGTAGTACCTTTGGGGTACTATCGCGGGGTGTAGCAGTGGTAGCTTTTCACTTTGACTTGGTGAAGGTCGGTTGTTCGATTCAGCCCCCCGCAACTATTGAGTATTAATTTAAATTTGACACGATTATGAACATTCTTACATTAAGCATCAAACAGAAGTATTTCGATGAAATCTTGGCAGGCAAGAAAACCCACGAATACCGTGAAATCAGACCAACTAACGCTAAGAAGTATATCACTTACCTATGTGGCGGTAAAGAATATCCGGCTGATGCAGAACTGCCTGAAGAAGGTGAGGTAGAATTGAAGCCTATCAAGTACGATGCAATCAAGCTTCTGACAGGTGCATATACGGGCAAGCGTCCTTATATCATTGTAGAGGTAAAGAACGCAGAAGCAGTAATTCTCACAGATGAAAACGGTAATGATATTGTTTACGAACATCAAGGCGAAGAATATCTTGCCGCACAAATGGATTATACTTTGGGCAAGATATTAGAGAAATATATAGATTGATTTGTTTAACTTTTAAAATTAGAAAGCAGAGTCGCAAGAAGAATTAACAGAGTAGCCGGGCCTCGCAGAAATATGAATGGTGCAGGGGCAGGTGGTAGATTGGTTGCCAATCGTAGAGGTACAGCAAGTGCCACACAGTTAGGATCACGCAGACAGCGTTACAGTGATCTTCGTACTTCATTTGGTTTAAGTGGTGGCTAGCTATGAACAAAGTAGAACAAGCGAGTCAATATATAGACCTCATTCGGGTAAAATCGAATGAGGCTTTACTGTTTTTATCACTTGGTAAAGATTCGCTTGTTCTGCTTGATTTAGTCTATCCGAAGTTTGACCGGATTGTTTGCGTGTTCATGTATTTCGTCAAGAATTTGGAACATATTAACCGTTGGATAAACTGGACTAAAGCCAAATATCCGAAAATAGAGTTTGTTCAAGTACCACATTGGAATCTCACTTATATTCTCCGTGGCGGTATGTATTGTGTGCCAAACCCGAAAGTAAAGCTGTTGAAGTTGGCAGATGTGGTAAAGGCTATGCAACTTACTCATGGAGTTTATTATACATTCTTGGGTATGAAAAAAGCTGACGGTATGAATCGTAGACTTATGTTGAAAGGGTATGAGGTAAACGACTACGAGAATAACGGTATGGTTTATCCTTTAGCTGATTGGACACAAAAGGATATTCTTGCTTATATGAGGCAGCATAATTTACCCGAACCAGTTCGGTATTCATTGAAAGCCAGTTCGGGAGTAGGCTTTAATCTTGATTGTATGCTTTGGATGGAGAAGAACTATCCACAGGACTTACAGAGAATTTACAAAACTTTCCCGATGGCTGAAAGAGTACTTTGGGAGTATCATAATCAACAAAAATAATAGAAGGAAAGCCGAGTCAGAAGAAAATCAATTGATGATATTGCAGAGCAAAGATACAGACTATCTCGTACTTTAACGGGTAATAGGCTGAACAGAGTAAACTCTATTGCAAGAAAGTATATTCGATACATTGAACGAACCTTTGGGTATAACGAGGGGAAACAACAAGATGGCGCAAGAAAAGTATCTCGAAGAATTTATATGGGTTTAACTAATGGATGATATGGAATTGTCAAAATACATAAAGAGCGAATCGGTGGAACTTAACCGTTCTGCCATTCGTTTTGCAGACTACAATCCGAGAAAACTTTCCGATGAATCACGCAAAGCATTAAAGCGTGGTATCAAGAAATTCGGATTGGTAGGTGGAATAGTTGTGAATAAGCGTACCGGGCTTACCGTAGTTAGCGGGCACCAGCGTTTGTCTGTCATGGACGAATTGCAAAAGTTTCCCGATAACGACTATCGCATTCGTGTCGATGTCATTGACGTGGACGAACAGCAGGAAAAGGAGTTGAATATTCTAATGAACAACCCTAATGCACAAGGTTCTTGGGATTTTGACGCTCTTGCCCGTATTGTTCCTGATATTGACTGGAAAGATGCAGGATTGACGGATGCCGACTTGAATATGATTGGGGTTGATTTCCTTTTGCAGACCGAAGAAGAAAGCTCCATTGCTGACGAACTGGAAAGCATGATGTCGCCTGTAACAGAACAGAAAGAAGCCGATAAAGCCACCAAGCAGTTGGAACGTGCTGAAAAGGTAGCCCACATGAAAGAGGTCAAGCATCAGGTGAAAGAAAACGCACAGAAGCAAGCTGAGAACATGGATGCCTATGTGATGTTGTCCTTCGATACCTATGAAGCTAAAGCCGCTTTCTGCGAAAGGTTCGGGTATGAACCAGATATGAAGTTTATAAAGGGAGAAGTTTTTGATGAACAAGTAGAAAGAATAGATTAATTATTGGGAGGAAAGCTGAGTTAGAAAGAAAACATATAGCCAGTTATATCAGCAGTCCAGACGAATAATGTACAACGCTGGAAGACAATACGGGTTAGGTTCTGCAAGACAAAGAAACATAAGGGATAGAACGAAATCCATAATGGGAAGATATGCTGAGAAAATAGATAGCTATTTCTCAAAAAGAGGGGTTGATGTCTATGGAAACAAGCCAATTTCTCGCCGTGTATATATGGGTAACAATAACGGTTAAAATTATGATTGGCGATTTTATACTTTGGATAAGGAATGTTCTAAAGCAAAACCTGTTTTGTGTTCATCATTATGTTTGGAAAGGTAGTGTGATGTTCTCTGAGTTCAGGTATGAACAATGTGAGAAATGTGGAAAATTAAAGAAGTAATATGAGCAATAGTGAATCTCAAAATAGAAAAGGTAAAGGAGGAAGAAAGCCTAAGTTTGATTATACAAGCGAGGAATTTCTTTCTCTCGTGGAATCGTATGCCAAAAAGGGATTCACTGACAAGGAAATTGCTTATGCCATAGGGATTTTGCCTCAAACATTCTGCGAAAAGAAAAGTGAGTACACCGAAATATCCGAAGTCTTAGCGCGTGGGCGCGCGACAATCAATGCCACTGTAAGGGCTAAATTCCTTGCAATGGCTCTCGGTGGCATAAAAACCAAAAGCACCGTGGTAAGAAAACTGAAAGACCAAGAAGGCAACTTGACTGGTGAAGAAGAACTTCAGGTAAGTGAAAGTGAACTGGCTCCAAACCTTCAGGCAATGTCCGTTTGGTTATACCATCATGATGAAGAATGGAGAAAGGTTGAACGCCGACAAGATGAAGATGCCGATATACCTAAAGATATTGAACACGGAATCAATATTGATTCGTGGATTAAAGACAAGTTGAAATGATTGTTCCCCAAGAGATATATCATCCGTTATACACCGATGACGAGAAATTTATCATTCTCATCACTGGAGGTCGTGGCTCAGGAAAGTCTTTCAATGCTTCTACTTTCATTGAGCGGCTGACATTTGAAATGACTCCTACAGAGAAAATAGTCCATCAGATTCTTTATACCCGTTACACAATGGTGTCGGCTGGTATGTCTATTATTCCAGAGATGATGGAAAAGATAGATTTGGACGGAACAACTAAATATTTTAAGACTACCAAGACAGATATAGTAAACCGCATGACCGGCAGTCGTATCATGTTTCGGGGTATCAAGACTTCTTCCGGGAACCAGACAGCCAAACTGAAATCTATCCAAGGCATTACAACCTTTGTCTGTGATGAAGCGGAAGAGTGGACAAGCGAAGATGAGTTCGACAAGATAATGCTCTCCATTCGCAAGAAGGGTATTCAGAACCGGATTATCATTATAATGAACCCATGCGATTCCAATCACTTCATCTACAAGAAATACATTGAGAAAACTCACAAGCTGGTAGAGATTGACGGTGTGCAGGTTCAGGTTTCCACTCATCCGAATGTGCTCCATATCCATACTACGTATTTTGATAACTTGGATAACCTTTCTCCTGAGTTCCTGAAAGAGGTGGAAGATATGAAGGTGAGTAATCCTGAAAAGTATGCTCATGTGGTTATCGGCCGGTGGGCTGACGTTGCAGAAGGTGCTGTGTTCAAGAAGTGGGGAATTGTTGACGAGTTCCCGGCTGAATGCAAAAAAGTTGGCATAGGGCTGGACTTTGGGTATAGCATGGACCCCACAGCGATAGTTAGGTGCGGAATATGGGATAATAGACTATATCTTGACGAAGTAGATTACCGAACCGGATTGCTTTCAACCGATATAGTCAAATCGCTTAGACCCTGGGGCATGAAAACTATTGCCGATAGCGCAGATCCGAGATTGATACAAGAAATCCATAACGGGGGAATAAGGATATATGCCGTCGAAAAAGGTGCTGGATCAATCAATGCAGGAATTGACAAAATGCAAAGTCTTGAAATTTTCGTAACCAAGCGTTCATACAACCTGCAAAATGAGCTGAGGAATTATGTATGGGATAAAGATAAAGACGGAAGGTATATAAACACTCCAGTGGATGCAAACAACCACTGCTTTCGTGGAGACACACTGATTACTACCATAAATGGCGATATTCCTATCAAGGATATTCGGGTCGGGGATTATGTTCTTACACGAAATGGTTATAAAAAAGTGCTTAAGAAACACAATAACGGAGTAAGAAAAGTAATTGAAAAAGAAGTCTTTATAGGCTTTGAAAAACGAACATTTTTTGCTACCTTAGAACATAAATTTAACGCAAACGGAAAATGGAAGAAGTACGGAAAATTAACAAAAGGGGACAAGTTGTTTGTTCTATCGAATTTAACGGGAGAGTGTACAAACGGTATCCAAATGGGAAACACCCCAATTATTACTATTGGAAATTTGGACACGGAAACAAACAGAGCGAGATGCTGCATCATGCCGTTTACAAATTCTATCATGGGGAAATTCCGAATGGAAAGATTATCCACCACATTGACCACAATCCGCTCAATAACTCGATTGAAAACCTTGAAGCGGTTTCAAGAAGTGAACATAATAGGCTACATCCGGAGAAAATTGACAATATTGTCAGAATGGGTCTTAACACAAAAGGCGCATATACAAAATCAAATTGGAATCAAAGAAGAATTAAGGCAATTGCCCGATTACAGAGCGAAGAGAGAGTGTGCGAGCAATGTGGCGGACGATTCACAGCAACAAATGTTCATCAGCGATTTTGCTCAAAGAAATGCCATCACAAATGGCAGTACACCTCGCCTAAATGTACGACAGAAATGGTGTGCCAATACTGCGGAATCACATTCATGGGGAACAAGTATCTTAAGCCCAAATGCTGTTCAAAAGAATGCGCACATAAACTGCAAGCAAGTAACAGACGTAAAAACAATAAGTGAAAGCTATTGCGAGGTATATGATTTGACCATTGAAGGTGAACATGAATATTTTGCTAATGGGGTTCTCGTGCATAATTGTATAGATGCTGTACGTTACTATGTATTGGGTGAGCTTCTTGGTAAGATTCAGAAGCCGAAAGATTTAACAGGAATATTCA